ATTTCTCACATCTGCCAATGTCGTATAGACATTATTAGGCTGTGAACTCTGTGCAAGCGTAGGTCTACTCATTTGCTCCTCTTCTCCATCTTAGGCAACATTGCTTTCTCCATCTTAGGAGTTGCAGTTGCTGTTTCTTTTTTAATTCTAAAAATCTTTTTAATTCTCTTCATAATTCCTTCTTAAGGTAAAGGCAGGTGAACCTGATAAACGGGGCAGCCAACAAATCCACCTGCCACCCTAGGATATTTTCCTGGGTATCCCAGTAAGGTTAAGCGAACCTAACCCTACTGAGAATACTTTTTAGATTAGAATGTTGGTGCTACTAGACCAGTTCCGTTAATCTTGGAAACTGCTCCTGGATAACGACCAGCAGTGAATGCTCCGTATCCGTAGACTACAGACTTGATTGTGAGTGAGCCTGCACCTGTTGCATCAAAGTTCAATGCGAATGGTGATCCTGCTTGCTCCCAGAGGTGTAGTTCTCCTGCATTTACGCAGTAGATCTGATCTTCATCATTACCAGCACCTGCTGTTGTTGTAACATTTGCATCTGCAATGATAGGTAGACCAAGCATTGTGTAACCTGAGTTACCGTATGCTGCTGCTCCTGCACCAGTTGCAACTGCGTTCATTGGGCCGTTTAGGGCTGGAAGAACGAGTGGACGCTGTGAACCGTCAACGCCTGCAAGCAAGAATGCTAGACGGCGTGGATGCATAATCCAGTGTGTTGGATTCTGGAATACGCTTGTCTGAATTTGCTGGTAAGCATCCGCCAACTTTGGATACAGATTTGCAACTGAAGGTGAAGCATCTGTGTATGTAACATCATTGATGCCTACTGTTTGACGGATACCAAGCATTGCGCCTGATGTACCATCACCATTGATGATCTGGTTATCAAGTGTTGTGTGCCATCCACGGATAAGATCCTGGATGATGAACTGGTCAATACCTGTACCACGCTCAATAGCCTGCTTTGAGATATCCTGTTGACCTGCGATTGTACGAACATTCACAGTCAATAGTGTATCGTCAGCATTTGTATTTGAGATAGCATCATTTTCCGCAGCCTGAATTGCTGTTGATGTACCAGTAGTCATGCGTGAGATATTTAGTGTCATACCTGCTGCTGGCAATACCATCTTGTTTGTTGCGAAGTCTGCTGTTGGGCGACCTGCACGAGCAAATGGTGCTGCTAGATCAACTAGGTATTGTGGAATTACGAGACCAGCAAAGTTGCCAGTTCCTACTGAGCGACGCTCAATTTCCTCTTCACGAGAGTGACGAGCAAGACGCTCTGATGCTGCATAGTCATTGCTGAACTTAGCAGTAAATGCATCCTTAACGAATGAAACATCTGCGTTCTCTGGTGAGTATGTACGGGCTTCACGAGTTACCTTTGCTCCGCCAACCTTTGGCATTGCAACATTAGCAACTGCTGAGCGAGCCTCTGCTGCCTTAGCATCTGCTACTGCTTGTGCAGTTAACTTTTCAATCTTTGAATCTAGTGAGCGTGACTCTTCAACAAGGGCATCAACCTTTGCTGTTTCATCTTCTGTAAGGTCTGTACGGTTCTCTGTGGCTACTGCCTCAAGAATTGTATCCATTTCAACCTTAACTGCTTCACGGGCTTCAATTACTTTGTCTAAATAAGACATTTATTGTTCTCCTTTGTGAGTTTGTTAGTTTGAGGTGGTGGTTATGGATTTCACGACGCTTACGGGTGTGAACCTAACTCCGACTTCTACCTATCTTGTTAGATAGGAATATTATTTTATATTGTTTCTCTTTGCTCGTGCTAAGCGAAGAGACATTGATCGTGGCATGTTATCTGGAAGGAAGTTTAATACTGAAGGGAAATCTCCAACAATTTTTGCACCTTGTCCAGGAACATCTGTTATTTCTATAACATTAGCAGCCTCTTCTTGTGCTTCTGGAAGTGGATCAATGTATGTTAGTTCAGACATTTTGTGTCCAACAAGAGTATCAGTTGCTACCCAACCATCTTCTACTTCTTTATATACACGAATAAGAACTGCTGGATCTCCTTCTTCTGCTGCTATGCTGAAATCTGAGTCAGGAACATTAATAGATCCTTCTGTTTTGATTTCTTCAATACGGCCTCTTGCAATGCCACCAGATGAATTCCAACGAACAAAATCTCCTACCTTTTCACGGCTTTCTGTTTCTAGTTCGTCTTCTTCAACCTCAAGCATTGGATAAGTAGAATCTTCTTCCATCTCGTCATCACCAAACAGCATAGACATTACTTCTACTGCTTTCATGATGTATTCGTGGCCTTCAGATAAGTCTCCAAAGATTTGCTTTAATACTAATAGTGATTCGCCTGTTATTTCTCTACCTGCCTTGATTTCATTCATGGCTCTCTTAATTAATTCTCTAGCCTCTACAGAAGTTGCAGTATATGCAGGATATGTGACGATTGATACATCTCCATCAGAAAGGCTTACCTCTGTAAGAGTTCTTTCTGAACGGTCTTTGCTCCAATTTTGACGGATAACTCTAAATGCAAACGACATTTGATCAACATCACCACGCTCAACAAGTGTATATAGGTCTCTTGCTTCTTGTGTGTTTGCTAGTTCTGCTTCAAAGTATAGTCCTTTTTCATCTTCAGACAATCTCATTGTACCGTTTTTGGTTCTGGCCATAGGTAATCCTTCGTGGTTAACCAATAAACGAACATCTGGTGTCTCAGATAGTGTCTTTCTGAATGCACCTGGTGCAATCTTCTCAATGAATGGCAAAGGAACAGATGCTTCGTTAAACACTGCAGCATAACCTGCCATACGCATAGTACCGTCTTCTGCCTGTCTTGCTTCCATGTTTCTGACCGTAAAGGTACGGCGTTCTGTCTTCTTCATCTTGCTCCTTGCTTTATTAGTTTCATTATCTAATTTATCAATTTGGCGTTGTGCCCAGTCCTGAGCAGCATCATCAAAGTTTGCATTCCCACCCCAAAGCAGCCAAGCAACTAATCCTGCACCAGGATATCCTGGGTCTGAAGAGTCTTTGTTCTGTGGTGCTTGTCCATCTGCCTTGTGTCTTGCGAACCAAGGAGCCATCTTTCTTACTTTGTCATCAGAGATATTGCCTTTTGCCATCTCTCTCGCTGCAGACTTTGTTCCTTCAGTTAAGCCATCTCCGCCAAAACCTTCTGACAGATAGTCTAGACCTCTTTGTGCATTATTTTTAATGAACTCTGGAACATTGTCTACAGGCATTATTCCTTAACCTCATCACTGTAAGCAGCCTTTGGATCTGTTGGATCAACTAAGGATACTTGCTGTAATTGTGCTGAAGGCAATCCTGTGTGCGATAGGTCTGTTAGATCTAGCATCTTAGCAACATCATCTGGATTATATCCAACCTGTACCAAGATAGAGGCAATCTCAGCCTTCATCTTATCTCCAACAAGTGGTGCTTGGTCAGCATCAATGTTTTGTAGAGGAAGTCTATATTGATCTCCAGAGTCTCCAAGTGATGATAAGTCTTCATAGTTGCGTACATCGTTTAGTGATAAGAAGCCTTCTCTTAATCCCTTTGTGTATGCGTCAAATCGTTCTATTGTTGTTCCTCGCAAAAGTGCGTCTAGGTTGAATCTAATAAATCCATCTGACTCAGGAAGTAGTGGAGATAGTGATTGTTCCAAACGCTCTAGCAATGGACGCAATGAGTGCTGTACAAATGAAAGGTTCTGTGCTTCTACTGATGCGTAGGACATTGCTCCTTGTGTAGGATGACCTAGCAGTGACAATGGGACACGGAAAATTCTTGCAATATCTTCTACATTGAAGCGTCTGACCTCAATGAGTTGTGCGTCAGATGCGTTTAGTGATAGTGGCTTAAATGCTGCACCACCAGAAAGAATACCAACTTTACCAGACATGTATGGTCCAGAGTGTGATTCTTGCCAGTTACGAGCAATGTCTCCTGCTTGTTCTGCGTTTAATTCTCCTGCAACTTCAATAACTCCACCAGGATTTGATGCGTTACCAAAGTATGAGGCTGCGTATGTATCAGAAGCCTGTGCAATACCAACAGACATACGGCAAGCACCAATTGGGCTTAAGCCATAGTGTGATCCTGGCATTCTAAATAGTGGAATGTGTAGAACTTCATTGCTTGTTAAAATTTGATCGTAAATGCCATTTTCTATATCTTTAATTCTATAGACAAGTGGCTCTCCTGGAATAGGTCTTTCAATTCTTACTTCATTAGGGTTTAGTACATATAGTTCTGTTACTTCATTATTATCATCTCGTACCGTCAAAATAAATGCGTTACCATGTAGATGCATAGAAGTAATTACTTGCTCAATAAATTCTAATCTTGTTGATTCTGGGTTTGGATTATTAATCCATGCTGGTTGTTCTCCATAAACTGCTGCATAGGATAAACGATTGCGTCCTCTGCGTACATATGCACCCATTGGCAATGAAGAAATAGTATCTCCAAGTAGTCTTACGCAAGAATAAACGGTAGATGTACGAATAGCAGACTCTGTATCAACATATGTACCTGTATTGGCCACACCAAATAGAGGACGAGGTGGAATCAATGGAAGAATATACTGACTGTTCATATCTCTGGCTTCACCAGAAGCCTTTAGTCTTTTAGATAGACTCATTTAATTACCCTTTTCCCTTAGTTAATTTTACCATGTGCTTATTGCTACTCGCTTCCAAGTATCAGTTGCTGTGCAGATATATATGTAGTCATTATCATATGTGATTGTTCCTACGGTTCCCGTCGCAGTTGCTGAGGCTGGAGTCTTTGTAGTTAATTGCAAATCACCATAAATCCGTACAGATCCAGCATTTCCACCAGCAGAGTCAAACTTACCCTTGATTAAAGGTGTTGATGTGCTTGAGTTAGTAATATATAGGTTATCGTTTGTTGTTTCATTCAGCCCTGCCTGATGACCCAAATACACATTTCGTGAACCATTGTTGTTTCGTCCTGCCTGGTATCCAAGCATTGTATTTTGTTCACCGTTTAAGGCAATTTGGAAAGCACCTCTACCAACAATAGTGTTTCTGTTGGAATTTGTAATTGTTGCAACTGGTACGGTAAATCCTGTTCCAGTGTCAAGACCTGCAAAACCAGATCCTGAAACATAATTTAAAATATCTGTAAGAAGATACCCTGAACCACCACTTGTTAGTGTTGCGCTTGTAACGGCTCCACCAGTTACTACTATAGTAAATTGAGCAACTTGACCAGCATATGATCTTTGAGGATACAAAGGAACACTTGTATATGTTCCATCAGTATATCCTGATCCCGCATTTGTAATTGCGCCAACTGTTGTAACGCTTGTTCCAACAAACTGTGCAACGCCTTGTCCTAGACCAACATTATCTTGAGATGAACCACTAGCCTGAAATGCTCCAGTACCAATTGCAGTATTTGAAAGTCCAGTAACATTTCCTTGTAAAGCAATAGTCCCAATAGCAACGCCACCTGCTGTAGTTGCATATTGTGCTGCACCAGAACCAATAGCAGTAAGGCTGTTACCAGTTGTTAATGAATTTCCTGCATTATATCCAATTGCTGTACTATCTGTGGATGTAGTAATATATCTACCAGCAAAGTTACCAATAGCAACATTGCGTGTTCCAGTAGTATTACTTTGTAATGCTGCTGCCCCAATTGCAAGTAGGTTGCTTGCTGTTGTATTTGCATCAAGTGAGCCAGAACCAATAGAAATATTGCTGCTTCCAGTTGTATTAGCAAACATGGCAGCCTGTCCAATTGCAATGTTGTCGCTTCCAGTAGTATTTTGAAGTGCAGCAGCACCAAGTGCTGTATTACTATTTCCTACTGTATTTACAAGAAGAGTATCAGCACCAACTGCTGTATTGCGACTACCTGTTGTATTTGCTGTAAGAGCATAAGAACCAATTGCTATATTTTGTGTTCCCGTTGTGCTTGCAGTAAGGGCTCTATATCCAATTGCTAACTGATTGTTTACAGTAGTAACAGCCTTTAAAGCACCATCACCAATAGCAAGATTTCCAGTAGCCGTTGTATTGGCTGCTAATGCTTCAAAGCCAACTGCTAGATTTCCAGTACCTGTTGTATTGGCTGTAAGAGCATAAGAACCAACAGCAGTATTAGAACCAGAAGTGTTATTAGCAAGACTTAGATGACCAATTGCTGTTGTATTGTTTGCAGTAGTTGCAGTTTGACCTGCGTTATAACCAATAGAGGTGTTGTTTGCACCTACTTGATTTAGATACCCTGCTCTATATCCAATTCCTAGATTTGGTCCACCAGTAGTTACGGTTGCAACAGGTATACTAAATCCTGATCCCGTCAATAATCCTGCTGGGGCTGCCGTTGCTTCTATAGTTAGTGTTGCTCCTGCTAACATTCCAGTTCCAGGACCAACTAAAGTAACTACCGTTACAACTCCACCAGCAACTGTTATGTCTGCTGTTGGGTATGTCCAGTATGAATTATTATTAGGTTCTAAAGTAACTCCTGAGTAAACTCCATCAGTATATGCAGACCCTGGAGTAATTGCTCCAAGTGTGGCTATAATAGATGTTGTATCTCTAAGGGCTTCTCTACCAAATGC